TGTTGTTTAAGACACTCAGAACTCACAATCCCCTTCCCTTACGAAAAGGAGACCCAACCCAACTTATAGCCTGTCGCGCCCCTCAATGTCCATCCACGGGATCTGTCAGACGGAAACCGCCCGGCAATTGATCTCCATGGAGGATCCGAGAGGGCGCCATAGGTACAAGTGGCGAGCACAGCCACATCGGCGAACCCGTTCACTCTGGCCACTGAAGGTCGAAGTGGACGGTAAGCCCTGATGTAGCCAATGCTCGAGCGCCAGCGCGTCCTCCACTCGGGAGAGTGGATAACGATATCGCCGAGTACTTCTGGACCTCGACACGCGCGAATCTGCGACGGGAGGAAATCCACACTATCCAGCCAGAGTCGTCGGATGACGCTCCAGCGCGAACGTGGGATGCCTTCTCTAACAGTTGCGCGCCTAAGTCCATTAGCGAGCGATATATAGTGCTGCGGTTCATGGGGAATTACCTCCTGAAAGTGTGGCCTCACGGCTGTACCATGGAAGTAATCACCCCCACACGATTCCCTGAAGGGTCCGTTACCAAAGGACTTCTTCGGGTTGGGCTCGAAGCCGAAGAATCGTAAAGCAGCTAAACATTCACGAAAGGAACCTGACGGTAGAATTATATCGTCGCCGTAAACAAAAACGTCATGCCCCAGGATCGCTCCAGGGACACAGGCCTTTGCTATTGCAGCAAAAACTACAGTCTCCAGCTCAAACGTGAACCCGTTCCCCATACTCGAGAATTTCTCGAGATAGACGGTTTTTCCGTCAACGATAGTGGTAGGGCTCCTAAGGCTATTTAAAGCCTGGAACCATCTATCAGGGAGCAAGAGTTTTACCAAGTTCTTGCAAACGGTGTCACTGGCTGAGGATAAGTCGATCGTTGCAGATAGCCCGTTAAGGCTACCCCTACATGCTTCCTGCATGTGGATCTCCTTACCCTTTCGGAGATTTAAGCCGGCTTTTTCAAGCCGTCTCTTCATCACCGCCCCTAGACCGAGTTGAAAGAAACCGTTAATTGACGGTTCTTTTGCACATGGTCGGTCGATTGTCGAATCCTTCGGAACCGTGAAGAAAACGTTCCCGCGGGTGACAAGGGGTTTCAATCCTAACTCTACCACAGATGTGGCCCACAGCGTACCAGACCAAGGTACCAAATGGAAAAGGGAGTTAGGGGTAAATGTTGGAACAGAGGACATCTTGTCTGGCACGGTTGAATGTGCCGCGCCATCACTGACAGTAGCCCCAGGCCCGAACCTACCTTCCCAGGTAGGCGGCGGCGCTAACCCCAATACCTCCAGCACATTTTGACGGACCACGCCGATAAAGGCATGAATCAGTTCGTCAGAAGAGTTGTGAGACTCATTCATCAGAAAGGGCTGTAGGCGGAGATTAGTCTTCGCACAGGCGTGCTCACTCGCCCACCAGCGTTTCAAACACTCCGATCGACGCACGGCTTTATCCCAACCAGGGATACAGTCGAGCTTCTTAAGGAGTGCATGACTCTGAGCGGCGAAGTAGTACGCTTCCGAATCAAGGTATTGACCTGGGTCGAGAGGGAGTTCCTTGAGAATCTCCTTCCACATCCCGCTTCTCGCCATCAAGGCGATAGACAAAGAACGTGGGCAGTCTAGTCGTTCCATTGCGGATACGACGAAATCGAGCAACTCAGTTGTCACGATTTAAGTCTCCAAAGTTAACAGGGGCAAGATGAACCCCTCAAGCGCCGGGAGGCGCAGGTAGACGAGAGTTACGTTGCCGAGAAACCGCTATTCAAGCAGTTCCGGACAAGCGCACTCGCCAGAAGGTTGACAAATTGGGCTGAGGCTTCCGCCTCATCCGAAGCCGCCATGTCCATCTGGTAGGTCCACGTGAACTTGCCCATCGCTTTGCGATGGACGGAGACGACACCCGTCGTCGTATCGGTCTTGATCTGCGGGTACATGAACGTGGCCGTGAAGTCACGCGCAAGACCATTTGATGCAGATCGTGCCGAAAGACGAAGCTCTGGTTGGAAAGCCAGGGCGGTGCCAACAGACTGACTCTTCCAAGTCGCTGCAGTGCCATCACCAGACGAGGGCTGAACCCCCGTGTAAGTGATGTTTGTGGCATTATCGTTCTTCTTGACGATGATATCAGCAATTGCGGTCATAGGGCCGCTCCTTTTAGAGGATTAGACTACCCGCCAGCAGAATTACCGGCGAGTCAGGGCCTGCAGAAGCAGGGCACCTGAAGTAACAAGCCTGGACAAATCTTTGCCCAAACTGAGTTGACGCACTCCGAGCCTCACGGATGGGAGTGACCGACTGGACCGATTTCCTCGTGCCCAGATACCGGTGCTGTAGCCGCCCAGCAGAGCCTTAGTGACAGGGTTAAAGTCACGATTCTCATACTGTGCGAAGGACCAACAGTTGTTTCGTGTAAAGGGTTCCGATAAAGAAACCCCATAATCAGCTGTCAGCGCACCAATAAATTGGTTTACGTTGACAAAATAATCGACCACGAAACTCCAGGGTAACAGCTCCCACACGGTAGCAAATGGGTTGACCAGGCCGATGCTATCGGCCAAGAACATGTTCGGGTTGGTAACCTGGCATGTACAACCACACTTGACTTTCAACCACCACTGCTCATCCTTCCTCCACCAAAGCGTCGGGATGTTCTGAACTCCGGAGAGTTTAGAGTCCTTACGTTTTGCGGAGGCGTCAATCCCAATGGGACTGAAGTCTTTCGAAAGGGTTTCAGCACAAGACTGAACGTCCGACATAATTGGCATGTAGCCAAAGAAGACCTCTAAGACGCCGTCGGCAAACTTCTTTCCCACTCCTCTCACGACATATCTCCCCGCTTCGGCCACAAGGGTCGCGCGAAGGAGGCCGTGGTAAAGAAATGGGGGAAGCTGCTTGACGATACGTCTTGCCTGGTCTAGTCGATCCGCCATCTGGTGGATATTTTGACGCGCCTCTGCGAGTGTGGCAAGAAGTAAAGCCTCACTCTTAATCTTCCCTTGAAGACGCTCACGCGCTTGGTTAGTGACCGAAGTCACAAACCAGGAAGGCAGATCAGTGTAGCGCATCGGAGACCTTGTCCCATACACGTCAGCATGCTGCGTGTTAGAGGAAGAAGACAAGGACCCCCATCCGGTATCAATACCAACACCACGGTCGTCTCTCGAGTAAATGAGCGATAAGTTGTACGGGCGTTGCTGCCTGTACACCTGTCTCGTCCACCACACGGAGCCGACTCCGACGTTGGTAGTGAAGTTCTCTAAGAACGGTCCGCTTATGGGCAGTACCATAATGCCTCCTACAGAAGAGGCACCGAGAACCACTCGTGTTAACCTCGGTTAAACACATGATCCGGGACGGGCGGCTAGCCCGCCATTAAGTCGCCAATCACCCCTTGTTAGGGACTAACACTGGCCAAGATGTCAGGTTGCTTCACAGGACGTGAAGCAAGTGAGAAACGACAAAACCGATTACT